TAGAGGGTCTTAAAGGTCACATGAGAGAAAACGTAGCACAATTATACGAAAACCAAGCATCATTTTTAATTAATGAAGCATCATCTACATCTGATACAGGTGCATTTGAAACAGTGGTTTTCCCAATTGTTAGACGTGTATTCTCTAAATTATTAGCAAACGATATCGTTTCAGTACAAGCAATGAACTTACCTATTGGTAAATTATTCTACTTTGTACCTAACATTCAGGCGTACACTGACCCTGCAAACTTGGCAACAACAGGTATTCACTACCCTCCTTATGGTTCACCAAATGCTGCGGACACTCAAACTCCAAACAGTGGTTACGATTACAACAACACTAAAGACCTTTACGATAGATTCTACGAAGGTAACGAACCGGCATTAGACCCACCAGGTTTATTTGACTATTCTAAAGGACAATATTCTGCTATTACTGCAACAGTTGGTACTGTGGCTTGGTTAGCAGACCAATTAGTACCTTCAGCTTACACAAATGATAACTATAGAAAAGTATTAGTTGTTATGTCAGGTTTCGCATCTGATGGAGCAGGTAAATTAATCGGTCCTGATGGTCAACCAATGGATAACGAGGCTTTCTTATCTGATTTAACAATTTATGGTGTTAGTGGTAACCCTTTCACATCTGCAAATACACAGAACCCTTACTTATTTAGAGTAGTAACTCAAAGATACGGTAAAGGTATAGTACAATACGGTAACAACAATGCAACTTCAGTTTTCCCTAACGACAGAACAGATGGTGGTCAATATGACAACTTATGTGATGCTTCAGGTAAAATCTACTTAGAGGTTGATTTACAAGTACCAGTTTGTATCACTTGTGGTGGTTCAATGGATGGTTATACAGGTTCAACTTTTCAATCAACAGAAGGACCAAATAACGCATTCACTGCTACTTACAGAATCTACAAAAACTTAGAATTTGAAGATAGAATTGGTGAGGTTTCATTTGATTTGATGTCAGTAACTGTTTCAGTAACTGAAAGAAAATTAAGAGCACAATGGTCTCCAGAAATGGCACAAGACGTTGCGGCATTCCATAACATCGATGCTGAAGCTGAATTAACAGCTTTATTATCTGAGCAAGTTGCGGCTGAAATTGACCGTGAAATCTTAAGAGATTTACGTAAAGGTGCAGCTTGGAACTTGAGATGGGATTACAACGGATGGAAACGTCTGGGTTCAAGTGCAGTTCCTTACACTCAAAAAGACTGGAATCAAACTTTGATTACAGCAATTAATCAAATTTCAGCTCAAATCCACAAATCTACCTTAAGAGGTGGAGCTAACTGGATTGTTGTTTCTTCTGAAATCAGTGCTATCTTTGATGACTTGGAATATTTCCACGTATCAAATGCAGCTCCTGAGCAAGACCAATACAACATGGGTATTGAAAGAGTTGGTACATTAGCTGGTCGTTACCAAGTGTTCAGAGACCCTTATTTCCCACCTAACCAAGTGTTAATGGGTCACAAAGGTACATCTTTACTTGACACAGGTTACATCTACGCACCGTATGTACCTCTACAATTAACACCTACAATGTACAATCCGTTCAACTTTACTCCAATCAAGGGTATCATGACGAGATACGCTAAAAAAATGGTAAATAATCGCTTTTACGGGCGAATTACTGTTGATGGTGTTCGTACATTCGATTTAAGAGAATTGAGATAATCAAAATCTTAAAGAATAATATAAAAGGGACAAGAAATTGTCCCTTTTTTTATGTTTTTATGTTAACAATATGTTTTTTGGTAAAATGTATTATATTTATAATTATGAAGAAGATAGAATTAAATAAAGAAGAATTAAATAATATTCTAAAAATGTATAATGAAGAATTATTTGGTACCCATACGATATCCATAAAAACAGGAATTAGTAAACCAACGATTAATAGAATTCTTAAAGAAAATGGTATTATTTTTGGACCATCAGGTAGAAGAAATATTGGTGGTAAAAAAGTTGCGGATAAAAAATGGAGAGATTCTAATAAAGAGTATATGTCAAATAAATCCAAAACTTGGTATGAACAAAATAAAGAACATCGTAAAGAATATCTTAAAGAATACCGAGAAAAAAATATTGATAAAATTCGTAAAGTTAAACGTGATTATGAAAGAAATCGGAAAGCAATTGACCCCGCCTATAAACTAATCTCTAATTTTAGGACTGCCATATATCAGGTATTAAAGGAAAATAATGTGGAAAAGAATAAACATTATTTTGATATTCTAAAATATTCTCCTGAAGAATTAATTTCACATTTAGAAAAACAATTTACAGATACTATGACGTGGGAAAATTATGGTGAGTGGCATGTTGACCATAGAATGCCAATATCATCTTTTGTTTTTGAATCAGTTGACGATGATAGTTTTATGAAATGTTGGTCGTTGGACAACTTACAACCTATGTGGGGTAAAGAAAATATCACAAAGGGTGACAAAATCATTTATTAATTTTCAAATCATTATATATTTATTTTTAGATTTTTAGTTTATCAGTCCCCAACCCTTAAAGTTGTCGAGTATTCACGGATACGAAGGTATTGGTAACATAGTCAATAAAACTATATTAAAAGTAAAAAAATGAATTACACAACAAACAACGTGGGTAATCCGACTGCTCACATCACAAGAAAAAAGTCGAGACTTAAAATGTACAACGGTAACACCGTTTTCCTTAATGATAAGGATAATTTTGAATTTGAAATTCATAATCCAACACAAAAATCAGTTCTCTGTAAAATCAAATTAAATGGTGAATACATCTCCACAGGTGGTGTCGTTATTCGACCAGGTCAGAGAGTGTTTTTAGAACGTTTCCTTGACACTAACAACAAGTTTGAGTTCAGTACCTATGAAGTAAAAGATACGTCGTTAAACAGGACGGCAATCGATTTAAACGGGGATGTAAGGATTGAGTTCTATAACGAACAAACTCATCAACCAAGTTATAGTACATATGTATCATTAAATGGTATGATTAATGGTAGTAGTACTGTAAGTACAGGTTCACCATACTATGGTAATATGACATTTACAACATCAAATTCTGCTCCAACGGCATATTATTCTAACACTTCATCCGTTAGTAACACTATTGAAACTGGTAGAGTTGAAAAGGGTGAAGAATCAAAACAAAATTTTACCAATTCATATCAAAATTTTGAATACAATGTTTCACATCAAATAAGTTTAAAGATATTACCATTAAGTAATAAAAATAAAACTACAGAAGACATTAAATACTATTGTACTGAATGTGGTACCAAGACAAAATCAAAATATAAATTTTGTCCGTCTTGTGGAAATAAGGTATAAATAAAAAGGGGTCCCGTGAGACCCTTTTTTTATTTTATGGTATTTATCGTATATGAAATATAAAATCAAACAAACCCAAATTAACAATATTGTTTCCAAATATTTGGAAGTTAAAGATTATAAAGTGGTTGAAGACAATAACGAGGTTCATCTTGTGGATAGTTTTGGTGATTTTATTATTACCTTAACATTTGGTGGTGATTGTGTTATAAGTACCAAATTGATTACTAATCTTAAACAAATGTTGGGAATTAAAAGTTATGTCGTTATCAGAGATTCTATTTCTGATTGGGTTGAGAAGAAATTTCAGATTCCTGTTCAATACATTTATGTAATGTAATGTTTCTTAACGATTTTGATATAAGTTCAATCTCTTCCATAGAAAATATCCCGTGTTTATAAGCGTAATTAATTGATTGATTTATAATGTATATGGATTGAGGGTATTCCAAACCATTCAATAATTTTTCAATATCATTTGGTTCATAAACGGGAATACTATCAAAAAGTAATGATATCGGGGTTTTTTCGGTTTTAGGTTGTTCCATAAAAATATTCTTAGATATTTATAATAATATGAATAAAAAACGAATTAGTGAAGCAACAGGTTCGGCAAATTCGGGACATTTTAAAGTTCCAATTGTATTAGCCCCACAACAATGGACTGAAGACCAATTAGGACCATTTACGTCTCCTGTTTATAAGTACACTAATGCGGAATTGGCATATGAAGAAGCTGATGGAGATTATAAAGAAACTCCTGAGGAAAGAGCAAGAATTGAAAATAGAACTAAAAAATTATCTAAAATTGATATGTATTTAAAACAATATTATACTGGTCAAAATGATGAGGATGGTAGTAATCTTGCCGATGTTGAATCACCTGAAAAGATAATTAAACAAGCGGTTGGACCACTTAAAGAAGATTTGGGTGTTTGGTTCGGAACAAAGAAAAAACCAAAAGGTAGTAAACAACCTAGTGGTCCTTGGGTTAATATTTGTCGTAAAGATAAAGATGGTAAACACCCACCCTGTGGTAGACCTGAAGCATCTGATAAAGGTTATCCAAAATGTAGAGCGGTAGGTGTTGCCGGAAAAATGACCGATTCACAAAAAAGGTCAGCTTGTCAACAAAAACGTAAAGCAGAAAAAACTCATTCTAAAACGGGTACAGGAAACAAACCAAAAATGGTTTCCTATAAACCTAAGAATGAGTCTTTAAGAGATATCATTAAGAATGTTCTTAATG